GCATATAGTTATGATGGACAAATCAGACATAAATACTTTGCAATCAGTAGTGATTCCCAATACTTATCGCAACAAATGACTTTTATGAATGAATATACTGGAAAATTTCATGCAGTTATTCGGGTAACTACCGATTAAAGTGGAAAAATTTGCAACATTGCCGTAACATATTTGCACTACTATTTGTTACAACATCTCGTGCAGACAAGCCACAACATAGGCATTGAATCCTTTTGTCGCTGCTTGTTCAATTCGCTTCTGTCTCTCCTTTGTTTTCTGCTTATAGAATGCAATGGTGTTCAGGAACTCAATCAACGGCATTGTGAGAATGGCATCCCACTTTGTACGGTCTCCTTTGACAATTCTGTCAACCAACTCCAACCAACCTAACGGACTGACGTTATCTCCTTGTTCAACTTCTCCATCTCCTTGATCAAATAGGATTGGATAGTTTTCAATAACTCCGGATAAACTGCCGAAAAAAAAAGCGAGTAAGAATACGGAAGCGGAACAGTCATTGACAAGAACAAATCGCACTTGTCTTGGTAGTGTGCTTGAGCATCTTTTATGGTCTTTGACTTGCCGAAGAAATCCACCTCGTATGCAAGTAATGCCATTATCTTGTGAAGGCTTTCAATCGTATCTCCGTTGAACACTTGCTGGAGTTCAATGAAGTGATGACCGCAAATCTCATTGGGTGTTTTTGCCAATCGGAAGTATCTGCCTTTGTGCTTGAACATAAATTGCACAGGACGGTTTGGAAGCTCATTCAAGAACTCCAATTTTTTGAATTCTCTTGTAAGGTCATCAATCGGCATTGATTCTACCTTGTCCATTGACCAATGGTTAACGATGGCAAGGATGTTCATTGTCCGTTCAATGTTGGACATATCACGACAAGAGTGAATCTCTTGCAGTTGGTGGATTGTTATATTGTTCCAGTTCATATTAGGCAAAATAAAAAGTTCCCGGTCTGTTGTGTTTCTTGCAGTCAACTGCCAAAGCCAAAGCCATTACGCAGTCATCGTGCAACCCTTGTGGTGCAGTATACCTCACACCCGTTCTTGTGTACTCAAATTCAAAGTTTTCCATCTCACTTCCGATGGGTTCTTCAGGGAAATACACCTCCCGATTTTGTACGCTGATGACCAAGCCTTCAATAAGTTGTTGTTTGCTCTGTGATGTGAACTTAAATCCTTTGATTCGGGGATGGCTTCGTTGCAATTGCTCAACGATAGGATCACCCACACCCGTTGAATCCACGAATGCAGGAATCACACCAATCAATGTCGTAATCTTTGCCAATGTTTGCGACCAATCCGCTTGGAATCTATCACAATATGATACGCAATTATTCGCATCTAAACCAATTATGACCGTATAATCCGAATACTTTGCCAAATCCACACCCCAAGCCACAACACTTCTGTTGGTTACTGGCTTATAACAACTACGGATTGCATCAATTCCGAAGGGGTTTGTCTTGTCATCGGCTGGTTCTGCCAAATACAACTCGTTGAAGACATGAAGTGGGAGATCTCGTTTGGCTTGTTCAACCTCTTCAAGTTTGAGAATGCCTTCCTTGACCGCATCATATGCCGTTATCTTGAAATACTTATACTCATTCTCTCCGCTTCTCGCCCTTTCCCCTAACTTATAGAACCAATTTTTTTTCCCTTTGACATTCCCAATCAGTTTGCACTTGCCTTGTGTCGCAGTTAGGGTTGAACGCATAGCATACCAACTCTCCTCTCTCATCCTTGATGCCTCATCTATCACCGCAGCATACACATCATCCCCATACAAGTTGTCAGGCTTCTCACCTGATTTGAATTCTATCCTTGCACCCGTTGGAAGAGTGAGCAAAAGTTTGGTTTCGTTGCTAATAAAGAAGTTCTTGTCCGTGACTTGTGACTTCATCCTTCGGAATGCAATCTCCGCTTGTTGGTATACCGGTGCAACCCACCAAACAGATTGGTTGTCCTTGCACTTCAACGCTTGTTCAAATAACCATATGATATGACTTGCCGTCTTGCCCGTCTTTGTACTCGCAGCAGTAATGGTAAAACGAGCATCACAATCAAGGATGTCTTTTTGATAACTCGTGACATATGGTCTTTGGTAGGTTATTTGCATAAACTTTGGTACACACTCAATCGTGTTAGGTTGTGCAGTTCAAGGTTGTGGTATGTCTCACAATAGATGCGATTTGATTCTCCCATTGACCGTCTCACCGAATGACCAGCATCAATCAGTTTCTCAATGGATGCCTTCCAGTTATTTTTGGTTGCGAAGATCACACCATCATTTCCGGTGTGGTATAAGTATGGGTAGACCGCTGAACAGATAATGGGAATAGAATAGGCAGCGGCTTCCACAATCTTCAACTCCGATTTGCAGTTGTTGAAGTGGTTGTCCTGAAGGGGTGCAAGTACGAAATCAAAGTGCTTGTATACCTCACCGTATTCAAATACCGAAGTACCTTGAACGATGTTGGCTTTTGGAATCAGTTTCACGATGTTGTTCCAATGATCACTCGGAGTGTACCCGCAAATGTAGAAATCCACATCCATTGAATTGATGTCATCAGCAATGAGCTTCAAATCCTCTTCGTGTGTGATTCCACCAACCCATCCTATTTTCACTCTCTCATTCTTCTCCTTCGGTTGCTTCCATTGGTTGTGAGATGTATCCAAACAATTTGGTACAATGTAGACATTCTCATTGATTGTCCTCACTTCATTGGCGAGTTTTTGAGTGGTGCAGAATACAGCATCGGCATAGTTGATGGCATCTTTGATGGAGTTCTTGATTCCTTTGCGATATGCCCAGTATGCTGGATTGTATTTTGGGAGTACCCAATAGTCATCCACATCAATCACATAAGGCTTTCCGGCATCCGTGATTCGTTTCAAGACATCGTACTGATTCTTTCCAAGCCATCGTGAGAAAACAATCACATCGTAGGGTGCAAGGTCAACCGTCATCCATTCGGCTTGTGATTGGCAAACATCAACCTCGGCTTCTCCGTTTATTTGCATTCTCAAATGTGGTGCATAGATGCGATGGTAAACCACACCATTGATTCCGTCTGTTAGTATTAAGAGTTTCATAGGGTATTAAGTAAGTAATTAAAACCTTGATTCGTTAAATAGTCAAAGCCATTGTTTACGGGGATAACATTTGGTGAGTGAACGCATACCTCAAGCAATCGTTTTACCTTCATCTGCTCTGCGATGGCGTAGGTGCTTGACTGATTCCCAATGAACGCCTTGCAACTGCCGACAATGGTTGCCAACATCAAAGCATCCTGACATTTCAATAGTTCACAATCCAACTGCCATCTCTCGGTGAATGCGATGTATTCGGATTCGTATCCAAAGAAAACACACTTGTGTTCCTTCAATGGGAAATAGTTGATGTCGTGATTGCGATAACGAGCAGAAAAGTTCAAGAGAATCTTGTCCGCAAAGTATGGAATCGGTTCACTCGCTTCAATGCAAGGTTCGTGAAGGTCGGTGATCAATTCAGGATAGATAAGAAAGTGATTCCGTCTCAAATCACCAGCAGCGAGATTCAATCCGTGATGCCTGAACTTATCAAAGTCATACCCCATATCAATGTGCGAGTGCATCTCAACCTTTCTAATGTAGGATTGATGCTCAAGTAATGGTTTGATATATTCGTATGAGTTTAAGTTCATACAGTATCCACCGCTTGGATGACCGGAAACAGTATTCTGCTCACGGAATCCGATGTGAAAATCTACCGCACCGTGTAACTCTGCAACTCGTTTGGTTGCCGTGAGTGAATAGATCAAATCACCAAGATGTCCCGACTGGATTACTCTCATAGTTCTTGCAGTATTTCTTTGACCTCCAAATAGAACATCAACTCATTGCGATTCTGCCACGAGTTATGAGACAACGCCTCAATGATTTGGTCAACTGCAACCAATGAGCAATCCTTAACCGTCAACGAGTTGTTGAACGATTCTTTGATTTCTTGTGCTTTGTCTTGTGATGTCATTCGTTAGGAAGTACAGGGATTGGCATCCAATATGCCACATCAATAATTGCATTGCTGTACTCCTCAACCCATAGGTCATCGAAGTACCTTGCCAAAGTTATTCTCCCATCCGTTGTTGCTACCAACTGAATATCTTCGTCTTGTGGTGGTAGTTTGTCATCACCTCTCCAACTTGCTCTCATCTAAATTCAAAGTTATTGTGAAATTTTTACTTTCTATCGTTTGGTCGATTGTTTCTTTTGGTTTGCCTTGTGATCGTGTGAGCAACATCTCCAAGTTAAACAGGGAGTTCTTGTCGTGACCTTTCAGCAATGCACCGGCAATGGTGCGTTCCATTATCGTGTACTCATCCCCACGATCTATCTTCTCCAGTTCCTTACGCCCAAGCGACAACATAGACAACATCGTATCTTCAACTTGGGATTTGGTGTATCCAATCTCCTTCATTTGTGTGATGAGTTTCTGCGGTCTTCCCTGCAGATTTATCCTTTCATCTCCACCTTTTTTGAATGGTTTCAAGTTCTGTTCATTTGCCATTGCTCTCGTTGTTATTTCGCTGTTATTTTACCATTGACAATCTTTGTTCGTGAATGGATTTCAACCACTCCTTGTATTGTTTCTTGTCACCATATTTGATGTGGCATTCTCTGCACAAACACATTAGGTTTTCAATGACATCCTTTGTCTTTGTACCTCCCATTCCCCTTGCTTCAATATGATGAAGGTCGTTGCCAACCCTACCACATACCTCACAATCTATGAATGAGCTGATGTCATAGCCAAAGTGTTTGAAATATACCATTGTGTGTTTCTTCATATTTCCAAATTGTACTCATTGAGCAGTTGGTGAAGTTTGTCTCTTGTCTCTTGCAATGCTTTGTAGGTATCCTCGCTTTGGTTATCCGGGGGGTATTTCGTTAATCCTCTCAAGTGCTGGTCTAAATAGTAAGCAACAAGAGAGAATTTGTATCCGTTGACTGCCATATCAAACTCTGCTCGTTCTTCAGTAAGGTCAAACTCAAGGATTGCTTTCATTCTTTCTTCTCCTCTTTGGTTTCTGTTCATCATCGGCAAGTTGTGCTTTGGTGATGGCTTCTTGTTGTTGGTTAGCCCATATCAAAAGTGAGTGCAAGGCTTCCGTCACACAAGTACTGCAATTAGGCAAGTTCCTCCCGAAGATTTCACGGTGAACATTGTTAAGGATTGCGCCTTGTTCCGGTGATGGTGCAAATACTTGTGTTTTCTTCCAATTGTCGTACAACGGTTGTAGTGATAGTATAAATTCGATATTGCTCATAGTTTTGTTTCAAGGAGTGCGACAATCACAGTTGCGATGGATGCATAAAGTATCCCCACCCAACCGTATGTGTATAGGAAAAAGGACAAACCCAACCACCACGACAAGCAGAAAGCACAGTCAAGGGGTTTCATTCGCTTCCATTTGGAATAGTCACTACCGTACAGATAGCGTTTTAATAGATCGGCTGGTTTGCCAAAGTTTACGATTATAATGCTTAAACAAGCGATTCCAATTATTTCGTTATACATCTTTCTTTCATTAGTTTAATCACTCGCAGCACTTCACGAACGGAGATATCGGTCTTTCTATGGATTGCCCTTGCTGACATTCCTGAACACCATAGTTTGAATAACTCCCTTTCATAGAAATATGCTGATTCTGTGACTTGGTTTATTTTGTTGATTCGTTCAAGTTCAATTCCTTCGGCTTGTTCACGCTCATCCAGTAAGTCAATCTCTTCAGCGAAGTCAATTTCGTACACATCCTGTTGATCATATATTCTTGATTCGCCGAAGGGATGCCGGTTGCCGTTGATACAAAGGTATAAAAGACGGATTGACCAAAACTGGATGTATCCGTCTCTGTATATTTTTTCGATTTGTTCATCAGGTTTCTCAAGTATTGTTAAAAAGTAAAATTGATACAACTCCCTTGCCAACTCATTGTTTTTTGCAATGTTCTTGGTGGCTTTCCTCAACCAATCGGCTTTGGATAGTTCCAATATGATGTCGGCTTTATTCAATTTTTCTTTTCAATAATGCAAATATAACCATCTTTTTCGTATTTTTTTTGACATCTTATTACCTGATCTTCCTCATACAAGATGTGAATCGATGATGAGAGTCCTTTGGTGCAAGTAATCACCCAATAACTGAACGGATGTTTCATATGTCTGTCTTGTGGTTTTGTCGTGTGTAATTAGATTATCAAACACATTGATGGCATTCATCACGCTGGAATGGTCTCTCCCCAATATATAGCCAATTGAACTAAATGTCATCTTCAAATGCTTACGGCAAAGAAAGGAAAACATATGACGGGCATACACAACCGATTGTTTTCTCAATGATGAAATAACGAGATCAGGTGTGACATCGTAGGCTTGACAACAAACTCTCATAGCATCTGTCCAGTCAGCATCAATGGTCTTCAAATCGCACTTGGGTTGAATGATTTCTTGTTTAAGCCTTTTAATTTCTTTGTCGTGCTTAACGGTTATGTCAGCAATCTGTAAACGCAATCTGCGAATTTCTTGCTTCAGGTTGTGGGTTTCTTGATATGGGTTCATTAAAATGTTATTTTGCATTTGTTACACTTGTGCTTGTTGACGGTTTTCAGCAACCATACTTTCCCAAGTTGATTACACTTTGGGCATTTTGGATGTTCCTCAAGTACGATTGAATCATAGACCGATTGCCAGTACTCGTGACCTTGTGGCGTTTTATCCCATTTAAACGCATCTAACAGCATATCTTGGAGTGTGTTATAGCATTGCACCTTTTTATCCTTTTCAACGAGTGAGATGAAATCTTTGTACATTGGCAAGTCCTTTGCTTTCGTTCGCAGTTGGTTGAATCTGCGGTAGTCAATTATTTTCATTTTTGATTTCTATTAGTTTCATTCCGTAATTGTTTACTTCGTTTTTAATTTCAACACCTTCTTTTTTTCTTAAAATGTTTTTGGCAAATGGCTTGTAATTCACCAAATGGTGCCAACGATTAAATCTCCAAACAACCTTTACCACATCGGGGTGTTGTTCTTGCAAACTTTTTGCAAACGCCAATCGTTTATCGCCAGTGTTGTAGATCGTATCTGTATTGCCACCGCCTTGTGTCATCGTTGCCCGTTTGCCAATTAGAAACGAATTGAACAATACGGTACACCATCCATCTTTTAACACCCTTAAACTCAAATCAGTATCCTCATTGTATCTTCCACGCCATCTATATTGAATGTCGTTTTTAATTAGTATACAAGAATAAATTCGTTCATTGAATCTTATTGGTTGCCTTCCTTCACTCGCTGGGCAAAATATGGCATAGTTCATCCCAGCCATTGCAATGTTTTCATATCTCAACACAAAATCTTCAATCACCGCAAATGGTGTTGGGCAAATACATTTGATTTTCATGTTGTTGTAAAATCGCTCAACGCTTTCAATGTTGTCATCCAATATCCAATGAAATTCAAATCCCGAATCAATTGAATGTTGCCACACAAAGTTTCTTACTGGGATGCTTCCTTGTTTTAATTCACTCAAATTTGATGGCAAACAAATAATTTTTTCAATATCAATGTGTTCTTTGTAGTTCTCATACTCACTTGGTTCAACAACAATTTTGAACGGACAATTCATTGATTCCAATGTCTTGACTGTTTGCCTTCTTTCCCATCTGCCCTTGCTAATTATGTAAATTGGAAATCTTGGGTTCATTTGAATCTGTATTTAGATGCCTTTTGACGCAATGGATACCAAGATGATTTGACATCCTTTCTTTGCATACCATCAAAAACCCTTTCGCCATCATACAAATGTTCTTTGATTAATTTGTTGAATTCCTCAAAATCTTCTTGGGTGCGAAATTTGAATGTTGCCGTAATTAATGGATCAGGTTCACGAACATTGTTGTATTCAGGCATCCCGATGTAATGATCTTCCCAATTGTTTTGTACTTGAATTGCGTCAAATAAATTCATTTGTTTGTTTTTCATATCCGTTCTTTGTAACTGGTATACATTCCTTCAAAGTATGTCGGTATTGTGACGCATTCCCCATTCCGGTTCTTTGCGATTATCAACTCGGCTTCTTCCATTTCAGGTTTCTCCTGCTCATAATACATCGGACGGAATGGAAACATCACGATGTCTGCATCTTGTTCAATTGCACCTGATTCCCGAAGGTCACTCAACATCGGTCTCTTGTCTGCTCTCTCCTCACTCTTCCGTGATAACTGTGCAAGTATCATCACCGTGATTTTAAGTTCCTTTGCGAGGAGTTTTAATGTCCGTGATATCTCTGCAATCTCTTGTTCACGGTTTGTCTTTGTTCCTTTGATTAACTGAATGTAGTCAATGACAAGCAAGTTCAATCCCTTCGTTGATTTGTGAAGTTTGGCTTTGGCTTTGATTTGTCCGATGCGAGAATCCACATCATCATCAATGAAGAACTCAATCGTTTGGCTGTTGGCAATGTCACACACCTGAAGGATTTCATTCTCTCTCAATTGTCCGTTGCGAATCTTCCAATTGGCAATGTCTCCGATCAGGGAAATGTATCTCTTGGCAAGTTGCTCATTGGACATCTCAAGTGAAATGAACAAAGCCTTTCCTCCAATCTGTGCAAACTCCTTTGTTAAGGTCAAAGCAATTGCCGTCTTCCCCATTCCCGGTCTACCAGCAACCACAATCAAATCCCCTTCGTTGTATCCACCAATGTACTTGTCAAGAAATCTCCATCCGGTTTGCTTCCCCGTTAAGTTGCCACCATTCTGTGCATTGAATACAATTTGATCAACGACCTTGTTGGTCACCTTGACAATACTAGATGGTTCTTTGTGTGTTGAGAATGTTGTGCGTTCAACTACATTTTGAATGTCGGTAACAAGCTCATTCAATTCCTTTGTTACATCCAAAGACAAAACG